GGCGAAAGCCGGTCCACAGCGCAGTGCACATACACCTGCTTCTCTTTGAGAAGCATCCAACCAAAGGAGTTGTACAGCTTGAGCGGCCCTACTACGAGGGAAAGGACACTTTCCTTCCATACAGGAAGGGGACAAACTGTCGCAAGACAGAATGTCTCAGGGGCTAACCAGCCTCTAAAAGTGACTACTTCCCAAGTAGCCGGGGGTACCGCTCAAGGGACGCAGATTACTACGTCCGAAGGGCATCCCTTTCGGTCACGCAATAAGCGTGACCTTGGGGACATTGGCGGCGATTTTACCACAAGCAGGACATACTGGACCGGAATACCGGGCCGGCGTGTCAATCTGTCTGTGGATCGCGATGGTGGTACCAAAGTATTGTTTGGCTCACGCGAAACATACGATGGTCCCATCTTGCCAATGCAGCCTTACAACAATGTGTTGATTTCCATACCGAGTACTGGGTCTTCAAATTCCCAGTTAAACTCCGTTGGTGCAACCGCTGTTGCAAGGTGCAAGCCCACGAATCCAGTGGCAGATTTGTCCGTATTCCTACGTGAGACCTACAAGGACGGGTTACCCCGCCTTCTAGGACACTCTACGTGGGAAGATCGAACCAAAATCTATAGAGGCCTCGGAAACGAGTACCTCAATTATGAATTTGGTTGGCTTCCGTTCATCTCCGACATCCGAAAGTTTTCGTATGCCGTGAGTCATGCTAAGACTGTTCTTGAACAGTATGAGCGTGATGCTGGACGGATGATCCGACGAACCTACCGCTTTCCTGTACAGCGGTCCTCGACAGTACAGACGCTTCAGACTGGCGCACAACCGTGGCCAATCCCTGCATCTATGCTGTCTGCGGACCGAGGGAACCTCGTTATGGTACAGGAACGTACCACACGTCAGTGGTTTTCTGGTGCATTTACGTACCATTTGCCGACCGGATACGACTCCCGGTCTGCGATGGATCGTCATGCACTAGAGGCTAAGAAACTTCTTGGCCTTACCCTGACGCCAGATACTCTCTGGAACGCGGCTCCCTGGAGCTGGGCTGTCGATTGGTTTTCCAATACCGGTGACGTTATTTCAAACGTTACCGATTCGGTTACCGACGGTCTGGTTATGCGCTATGGATACATAATGGAACATTCCATTGTGAAAAATATCTATAGCCTCACGAAGCCGGGAACTTTGAATCCCGATGTTCGTGTGCCTTCCATCACCTTGGTCGTAGAGACCAAGAAGAGAAGAAGGGCAAACCCCTTTGGATTTGGCCTCAGTTGGGGGAGCTTGTCACTCCGCCAGCAGGCCATAGCTTTGGCTCTCGGTTTAACCCGATAGTCATAGCTAGTATTACACTAGCGTAAACCACCAGGTATCGAGAGATACCAGAATCAAGGAGTCGCCTATGGCGTTCACCGATCCCCAGTCCATCACTATCTCAGGTACGACGATTCCGTTGCCCCGCGTTAACGTGGGTAACAACGGATCCGAGTACATGAGTGCGGATGGCCTGGTAAAGCTCGCCGCGAACTCCGCCTACGGGCGGAGGAACCGACGTGTCCTCAGGATTGACCATTCGAAGGTGTCCGCTGACCCGTACCTCCCGGCTCAGAATGTCAAGGTTTCGATGAGTAACTACATCGTCTTTGACGTTCCGGTCGTGGGGTACACGGCAGCGGAGCAGCTCGCCGTCTACGCAGGCTTTAAGGCTGCGTACACGGCCACCTCGGACGCCCTCATCACCAAGTTGCTTGGCGGTGAGAGCTGAGTTATGAAGAACCGAGTTTCCGGCCGAAGGGTTGGCATCTACCTCCTAGTAATGGAGATCGCTGCCTATGCCCTGAATGCCGTCCTCGGGTTCCTCCGCGATCGCGGGTGAACAAATGGGACCGCCTCTTGATCCTATGGATGATAATCCTAGTGATCATGTGGAGCCTCATCCTCATAACTCTGGTGGAAGCCGTCTGTCCTGGCATCTGTCTGTGAAGACAGTTAAACCAGTCCAGACACTTTCGTGACAGCGTGATAGGCATAGGAGAAGTTAACCTCTATTTAAGGAGGGCTTCTGAAAAGCCTATTAGCACTCTGGAAGGAAGTTGCAGACGAGTCTGCAACTAGGTGCGGCACTAGCGCCACCCATGACTTTAAAACAGTCATGGCTCGGACCAAAAACGAAGGAATATCGTTTCTCACGATATCCCTGCCTAACTTTGGAAAAGACTTTGAGAAAAGTCTTGACCAAGGTAAGGTCGACCGACGTCTTTTCACTGGATTCCAGTGGAAAGCAGGGCTCCCTCTATTCCTTAGGGGTTTCCTGGGTCTTGTTTTTGACCGAGACAGTGGTGTTCTACTCGCAGAACCAAACATAGATGCAATTCTTGCCTTGCGTCAACTGACGTTGATGTTCGGTAAGATCGAGCTACCTTGCAGCGATGTAAGGATAGCTCGTGCTATGGATGGTTTTGTCGAGTGTGAGCAGGATGTCCGTGAGTGGAACACGACCGTAAGCCCTTTTGATTTAGAGGCTTTTCGGCGAATGTCCCGCTTGCTTTTTCACAATGTGTTTACCGACATGGATCGAGAGATTCGTGAAGGTAACGTTGTTCCGAAGCACGGACCAGGTGCAACTGCCGATAAACTGATAGGTAATCAGAAATATCGTCAACGCACTTGGACTGCACGTCTGGAAGAGGTGTTTCCCTATGGGCAATACCTCGTTCCAAATCTCTCCTATTGGGAGGAATTGGTCCAGGTTGACATCCTCGAACCCGAGCATGAAAAGCCCGTAAGGGTTATTCATGTCCCTAAAACGCTGAAGACACCGCGAATTATCGGTATCGAGCCCACTGCCATGCAATATGCACAGCAGGGGATACTCGAGATTGTTAATCGTGCCATTTCTAAGGATAAATTCCTTAGAAGGGTGATTGGTACCGAGGATCAAACGCCTAACCAGCGCTTGGCCAAGGAAGGTTCTGAGTTTCAGAACCTTGCCACACTCGATTTGAGTGAGGCTTCCGATCGTGTCTCCAGTTTGCTAGTATCTGAGATGCTTGAAGACTATCCCTCTTTGCATAGGGCGGTCTTCGCTTGCAGATCAGTGAAAGCAAACGTGCCTGGCTATGGGGTTATTCCCCTCGCCAAGTTCGCGTCTATGGGTTCGGCTCTCTGTTTCCCAATGGAAGCGATGGTCTTTTTGACCATTATCTTTCTTGGGATAGAAAGAGAGTCTAGAACACAGCTGGCTTACAAAGACGTTCATCGTCTGCGTAAGCAGGTGCGTGTTTACGGGGACGATATTATCGTCCCTGTGGACTACGTGTCATCCGTTGTGCATGCACTTCAGCTCTTTGGGGCTAAAGTGAACATGTCCAAGAGTTTCTGGAACGGTAAGTTCCGGGAATCTTGTGGGAGGGAATACTACGACGGGTACGATATATCTATTGTGCGCGTTCGTAGACTATTTCCTTCACAGCGGACAGACGCAGACGGGGTCATTTCACTTGTGAGCCTCCGTAACCAGCTTTACTTTGCTGGTTACTGGCAAACATGTAAATGGCTGGATGAAGAAATTCGGAGAGTGATTCGTCACTTTCCGGTTGTTCTTACATCCTCACCCGTCCTAGGCAGGCACAGTTTTCTGGGGTTTGAATCCCAGAGAATTGGGCCCAATCTGCACGAGCCTCAAGTAAGAGGATTCGTACAGGTTGCTAGGATCCCCAATAATTCTATTGATGGATCGGATGCCTTGCTCAAGTTCTTCCTTAAGCGCGGCGAGTTGCCGAGCTTTAGCGAAGACCACTTGGAGCGTTCTGGACGCCCGCAAGCCGTCACACTGAATCTGCG